ATCATTAAGCGCACGATGAGACACACAAGCACTATCTTAATCAAATCATCTTTCATAGAAGCGACTTTCTCAGTGGAATCCAATACCATTGCTTGAACATTACTTTGAATTACCGGTAAACTATTTTCGAGAAAATTACAGATGCGCGTTAAATTCGCATTAACTTCTCCTGCAGATTCCTTAATGCCAAAAACTTGTGCATAAATCTTTTTGTGTTTGATAGCTAGTCGCAAATCCTTGATCAATTTCTTGATCTTCTGATCTTTCTTTTCCAATGCTTTTTCCAATCTTACAGTTCTTGGGTCGTTGTAGCGATACTGTAAGGGACGCGATTGTATTGGACCAGGATTCGTTTCCACATCCCCGGATAACATTAATAATCGTTCAATTATATTCCATTCGGACCAAGTGTCCATATTATCGAATATATTTCGAAAACGAAATGGTAAATGAAACATAGCTGCTTCATGTATTTCATCCCAGATTATTTTTGATGCAAATTTGAAAAATTTGGCATCCGTCGGTTGAAATAAGAGCGGTGCGAAGTCGTAATCTACACCTCCATTGAAGTCCCAACATTTAATGTCAGCAACAAATTCAACAAAGTCAGGAATGTCTTTGCCAAAATAAAAAATACCCACACAGGTGAAAAGCTGGTGGACATCATCCTGAATAACTAGGATGGGAGTTTTTCTTTCGTCTACTTCATTCTTTTTAATCATCTTCACTTTGTAAAAACCGGTTACTTTTACTTGCTAAACCATGTTAACATGATTTAAAGCTTTCATTTCGCCAAATATTTATTTCGCTACGACGAAGACCCTATGTTAGGGATATGTGCATCTGTAACTAAACGCCAGTGCCGTACTTCGAAGGATTAATTACTGGAACTCACATATCAAGTGAGTTTCCTACTAAAGTTCATAGTATGAACAAAGATACGTGTTGGTAAACGCCATAATACATATCTAACATGCGCTGTCCTAGTACGCAACTAGTAATACCTCAGACACCAGTTCATAAAATGAATCAGTCTTCTTCTCTTAATTTACTTAATAACTAAATGGAGACCAAAGCATTCGCTGCCCTAAAATAGAACCTATAAAGAATATCTAAGTAGTCTCACGAATACCATTAACCGGCGGGTAAAATCCGGGGTCTGAATAATTATCTTTTATGCCCTAATTAAACGAAAGGCAACAACTAATTTGTCTGTAACAGAGTCCCTAGTTGTAGGGGCCATGATGTGTATGATTTT